GGGTAGAAGAGTGCTGCAGGTGGTTCGGCGTGCCGCCGGTGCTGGTGCACCACGCCAACGTGACCACCTGGGGCAGCGGCATCGAGCAGATCCTGGATGGCTTCTACAAGCTCACCATTCGGCCCATGCTGGTGTCGATCGAGCAGGCCACCCGCAAGCGCGTGCTCACGCCGCGTCAGCGCGCCACCATGGCGGTCGAGTTTGCTTTCGATGCCCTGCTGCGCGGCAGCCTGAAAGACCGCATGGAGATCTACGCCAAGGCCACACAAAACGGCCTGAAGACCCGCAACGAATGCCGCCAGCTCGAAAACGACTCACCCATCGATGGCGGCGACGAGCTCACCGTGCAAAGCAACCTGGTGCCCATTCGCCTGCTTGGCCAAGTGGCCGCGTCTGGCGGCTCGGGCGCACCCATCGCGCAATAGAGGAAACCCATGTTCTACGTCAACACCACCCAAGCAGCCTGCGATCTCAAGTTCGCCAAGTCCGAGGGCCAGTTCAGCGGCTACGGTTCGGTGTTCGGCAACCGCGACAGCGCCATGGACGTGATCATGCCCGGTGCTTACAGCGAGGTGCTGAAGTCGGGCGACCCGGTGCAGATCTACGTTAACCACAACTGGCTGAGCGGTGCCCTGCCGGTGGGCTCTTGGGCCGGCCTAAAGCAAGACGAGCGCGGCCTGGTGGGCGATGCCGAGCTGGTGATGAAGATGCCTTCGGCGGTGGACGCCTACTGGTCCATGAAGTCGGGCTTGGTCACCGGCCTGTCTGTGGCGGTGATCCCAGACCCCGACGCCCTCGAATACCGAAACGACGGCACCCGGGTGATCCACAACATCAAATACCTCAAAGAGATCTCCATCGTCAACGACCCGGCCAACGACCAGGCTCGGGTCTTGAACGTGAAGTCTGACCACATGGCACGAATCGAGGTGATCGGTTCTGTGCGAGAAATTGAGAGCTTTCTGCGGGATGCAGGCGGCCTCACCAAAGGGGCCGCGCTTGCGTTTGTGGCCCGCGCCAAAGATGTGTTTGCGGTCACGGGGGAGCCGTTGCCGCAGGACATCAAGGCGAAGTCAGACGCGCTGGTGCTGGAGCGTATCCAGAAGCTAGCCGCTTAACGCGCATTCCGCAACCCCTCACCCAACCCTGAAAGAAAACAACCATGTCCGACCAAATCATGAAGGCCCTCGACGGCCTGGAATCCAAGCTCAACACCATGTCAACCAAGGCCGACGGTGAGATGAAAACGCTTGGCAAGGTCTCCGAAGACACCAAGAGCGCGCTGGACAACCTCGGTATTGAGCAGCGCGTCATGGCCGATCGCCTGGTGCAGCTTGAGCAGAAGTCAAGCCAGCAGCAAGACGTCGAAGTCAAAGACGAAAGCGCCGGCGCCATGGTGGTCAAGAACGCCGCTTACGCCGCTTTTGTTGCTGGCGACTGCAAGTCTCGCACCCGAATCGAGGTGAAAAACACGGTGACCAACGCCATTGGCAGCACCTTCAGTGCGCGCCGCCCTGATCTGGTTGAAGGTGTGTTTCGTGTCTTCACGATCGAAGAACTGCTCACCAGCATCCCCACCACCTCGAACGCGATCGACTGGATTCGTGAAAACGTTTTTGTCAACAACGCAGCGGAAACTGCGGAAGGCGCAGCCAAGCCACAGTCGGACATCACCTTCGCGCCCGGAACCATGCCTGTCAGTACGGTGGCGCACTGGGTCAAGATCACCCGCCAGCTCGCCATGGACAACGCCGCTTTGGCCGCGTACATCAACCGCCGAATGGTCTACGGTGTGAACCTGCGGGTGGAAAACCAGCTTGTGGCCGGCAACGGAACCGCGCCCAACCTCTCGGGCCTTACCCGCGCTGGCAACTTCACGCCCCATGGCTACACCGCGGCTACCCTGACGGCGCTCGGCCTGTCGCCCACCAACCGCTTTGACCTCATCGGCAAGATGATCGGCGACTGCGCGGTGGCAGATCAAGGTGCCGACGTGGTGATCTTGAACACCGCCGACTGGTGGACCATGCGCCTGGCCAAAGACGGCCAGGGCCGCTACCTGCTGGGCGAGCCAAGCGCCATGGCAGCGCCTTCGCTGTTTGGCCGTCCGGTGGTGGCGTCCAACGCCATGCCGGCCGACAACGTGTGGGTAGGCAGTCTGTCGCAAGCCGCCACGCTGCACAACCGCGAAGGCGTGGTGGTGGACATGAGTGAGTCCGACGAAAACAACTTCCAGTTGAACTTGATCACCATCCGCGCCGAGCGCCGCTTGGCCCTCACGGTTGAAAAGCCAGCCGCTGCCCGCTACGGCGATCTCACGCCAGCCTAAGCCTCTCGCCCACCCAAGCCTGTCGCTCACCAAAGGCCGCTGCCGAAATGCAGCGGCCTTTCTTTTGGAGAACCTCATGAAGACCGTCAAAGTTCGGATTCTCGGCACCGCGATCACTGCCCGCTACGGCACGCTCAGCGCGGGCGCCACACTGGAGACAGACGCAGAGTTTGCCGCCCACCTGGTCGACGACTGCACCGTGGCTGAGTACATTGATGACAAGCCTGTCAAGCCCATCAAGCCAAAAACCGACAAGCTGGCCAATCTCATCAAAAAGGGCGAGTAACCGCTCAACGCCATGAACATCAAGCCCAGCACCTCAGAAGCGCAGCGCCGCCTGCGGCTTGACGACGACCTCGACGTGACAAGCGATCTTCAGCAGGCCATCGAACAGGCCCATGCACAGGTGCTCCAGATACTTGACCGCACCGTGTTGCACCCCACGCAGTTGGAGCTGCTGTCCGCCCTGTTGCTTGACGAATTTCACAACGGCATCGTTTGCACGCCCGACATCATTGCCGCCCAGCTGCTGCTGGTCGACACCCTGGTGGGTGCCAACAGCCAGCAAGACCGCGATGCCAAAGCCAAGGCCGCACAGAACATGTTGTGGCCGCACCGCCGCGTTGGCGTTTGACCGATGCACACCCTGCAAAAAGACCGGCGCGTGCGCATCGAGCGGCAAATCTCTGCCGCCGATTCGTTCACCACGCAAGCATGGGAGCCGGTGGCTGAGGTTTGGGCCAGCGTGCTGCCCGCGCGCTCCTCCGAGTCTCGCCTGGCCGACGCACAGCAGGCTGTGCTCACGCACACGCTGGCTGTCAACTGGTCCTCAACCCTGTCCGACCCCATGGTGTCCGCGCAGTGGCGCGTGGTGTTCAGCGACCGGGGCCGAACGCGAACCATGGCCATCGTCGGCCCCGGGCGCGAAGTGCGCAACTCGGGCAACTGGCTCATTTTTGATTGTGTCGAAGGACTTGCCGATGGCCACTGACCCAAAACCCAAAAGTCGATTTATCGAAAACCTGAGCGCGCCCCTGCCCAAGTCCTTGGTGCAGCTTCCCGCCAATCGCGTGTACGTCTTCACCGCCAACTGCGTCAACGACCACGGCGCGTTCGTGATCGGCGACAAGGCGCGCGGCGCGTTCTCGCCCGAGCTGGTGGCGGGCTACCTGGCCGCTGGCATTCTTGCGGAGCGCGAAGATGCTTGAGATCGGCATTGAAGGCCTGGCCGAGCTCAACGCCAAGCTGCAAACCCTAAGCGTCAAGATTGAGCGAAACGTGATGCGCGGCGCCCTGCGCGCGGGACAGAAAGTGGTGCTTGATGAGGCCCGCGCCAGCGCGCCCAAAGACACCGGCGCCCTGGCCAAAAGCATTCGCATCAGGCCCGGCAGAAAGTTGAAGAAGGGCGTTGTGCAATCCAACGTGGTCGCCGGTGACAAAACCGCCTGGTACGCCCACCTGATCGAGTTCGGCACCGGCAGTTTCTACGAGGGCACCGGCGGCAAAAGTGTGCGCCGCCCCTACGTGATCAAGGCCAAGAACGCCGCTGGCGAAGAGGCGAGCACAGGCGCCAAACGCCGATCGCTGCGCATTGGTGGCAGTTTTGTGAGCCAGGTCACCCACCCAGGCATCAAGCCGCAGCCATTCATGCGCCCCGCGGCTGAAGCTTTGCAAGGCCCCGCCATCGAGGCGTTTTCTGAGTACGTGCGCAAGCGCCTGCCCATCGAGCTTGAGAAAGCCCGGGGAGCCGCATCTTGATCGAGCAAGTCGTCCTTGAGATGCTGCGTGCCCATGCGCCGCTGCTGGCGCTGCTGGGCGGCGACCCCAGCCGAATCGACCTTTGCGACGTGGCCCAAGGCACCGCGCCGCCCTACCTCACCTTCAATTTCACGGAAGCCAGCCGGGTCGGGCGCGGCAACCTTTGCGACCCCGCTGCCCTGGGCCTGCTGTCGCAAACCCTTGCGCTGCAGCCCTGGGCCCCCACTGCCCCGCTGGTGAAGGCCATCAACGACGCCGCACGTGCAGCCCTTGTCGGTGGGCCGCGCACCGTGGTGGGGGCTGCTGTGCAGTCCATCGCCTGGGCTGGTTACCGACAGTGGGCGCGCGAGCCCGAAACCAATTTGCTGACCCGTGCGCAAGTGCTCACGGTTCACCACACCGAGTAGCCACACAAGGCCACGCCCCGCCGCCGCAGGCAACTGCTGGCGGTTTTTTTTGGCCCGCACTCAAGCGGGCTTTTCCACTTTTGAAAGGCCCGCAATGGCTCAATTTACCGGCACGGGAACGTGCCTTTCTGTCTCTGCAGCGGCCCCTACCGCCCACACAGCGGCGGCCTTCCTCGCGCTTACGTACACCGCCGTGGGTGAGCTGGAAACCCTGGGCGAAATCAACATTCGCCACGAAGCCATCACCTTCTCAAGCCTCTGCACTGGCAAGACCAGCACCCTCAAGGGCGCCGAGCAAGGCATTGAGGTTGATGTGGGCGTGGCCATGGACCGCAAAGACGCGGGCCAGTTGATTGTCAGCAACGCGCGCAAGAGCTTGACCGCCCGGCTGGCTTTTCGCATTGTTGACAGCGCTGGCGACATCGCTTACTTCAGCGCCTTCGTGATGGGCGAGCGCATCGCAGGCGGCGCAGGCGTGAACGACATCCGCATGAACGTCTACGCCCTGGGAGTGATCGCGCCCGCCACCGGCGACACCGTGATCGTCGTCCCTCTGCCGTAACCCCAACCCAAGGCCGCCCGGCCACCCCGAGCACCTACCCGGTGCGGTTCTCTCCTTCGCGGGGGAGGCCGCATCGGGCAAGGGCATTTTCACCTCTCCCCGCGAAAGACCCCAAATGGCAAAGACATTCAACCTGCGCAGCATCCGCACCGGACAACAGTTCGATCTGCCCATCAAAGACACCGATGGCAACCCGACTGGAGTGGTTTTCACCCTGGCCAGCCCAACGCACCCCGCGCGCAAGTCCGCCGACATGGCGCGCAATCGCCAGATCATCAACGAGGCCAATAAAACCGGGCGCGTGACCCTGCCCGACCCAGCCGATTCCGAGGCAAAGAAGCCCAAGGAACTGGCCACATGCACCCTGGGGTGGGGTGGTTACGCCGATGAAAAGGGCGAAACCGTCCCGTTCAGCCAGGCCACCGCCGAGGCGCTGTACGCCGATCTTGAAATGCAGTGGCTCGTTGACCAGGTGGAGGCCGCGCTGGGAAACAAAGCGCTTTTTACGCGCAGCGCCAGCGCCAGCTAGCCGAGCAGCTGGAGCTCTACGCGCGGCAACTCGCATGGCTCCAGCAGCCGCTGGACGCCAAGGCAGAAAACGGCCGCAGCCGAGCGGAGTTTCGGCAGGGCAAAAACCAACCCGTGGGCCTGCCCAGCGTGGAGGCCGAATACCTGCTGCAGGCGGTTGCAGACATGGGCTGGGGACAGCCCGCCGGCATGGGTGTAGCAGCCCTGAGCCACACCGAAATTGCCGCCTGGTGCGCGCTGATGCAGACCGACCTGGAGCCTTGGGAAGTGCAGGCCATTCGGGCCGCATCCCGAGCCTATTGCGCGCAAAGCACCAGCAAAGACCCGCGCGAACCCAACTTTGAAGCCACGCCAGAAAAGCCAGTCAGCGCCATCCGGGCACTGGCTGAAGCCCTGAACAAAAAAACCGCCGAGCCCACATGATTATTTCGACCCTCACGATTGAGATGGCCGCGAACATCGCGCGCCTGCGTCAAGACATGGACCGCGCCCAGCAAGCGGTGGGCGGCGCTATGGGCCAGATCAGCCGAGCGGCTGATGTGGCCGGCGGTGCTTTGGCCGCGTTGGGTGTGGGCTTGTCGTTGGGCGCCATCACCGGCTGGGTCAAAGGCGCCATTGATGCGGCCGACGAAATAGGCAAGCTGGCGCAGAAAACGGGCCTGGCTGCCGAGCAGGTGGCTGGCTTGCAGCTCGCCTTTGCAGACGGCGATGTGGCCAGCAAATTTCAGGAAACAATGAGCAAGCTGGCCGCTGAAGCCGCCAACGGAAACAAAGCCTTCGCCGCCATGGGCGTGTCCGTCAACGACAGCACGGGTGGACTCAAAAGCACGCGCGATCTGCTGGGCGAGGTGGCCGACAAATTTGCGGGCTACCGAGACGGCGCAGAAAAAACCGTGCTCGTTCAAAAGCTGTTTGGCGAGAGCGGCGCCGATCTGATCGTTCTGCTGAACGGCGGGTCTGAGTCGCTGGCCGAATTTGACAAGACAGCCGCAGCGCTGGGCTTGACCTTGAGCACCCAAACCGTGGAGGCGGCCGGACAGTTCAACGACACGCTCGATCTGGCTGGCCAAACACTCAGCGGAGTGGCCAGCAAGGTGGCGGCTCAGCTTCTGCCCACGCTCAACACGCTGGCCGGTGAATTGATGGGCGCCGTGACCAACAGCGGCCTGTTGACTGGCGTGACCAACGGCCTCGCGTTTGCGTTCAAGGGCTTGTATTCGGTCGGTGTTGGTGTGATCGAAACCTTCCGCACCTTGGGCACCTACCTGGGCGGCGTGGGCGCAGCCATCGGCGCACTGGTGCGCGGTGACTTCGGGCAGATCAACGG